GATCCGGTGCCCTGTAGGACGACCTGCACGGAAGTGATGACCGCGTAGGTTTTCTGCTTTGGAAGCCTGACGTCGCCCACGCCGATCCGGTAGTTCCCCGTCGCCCCGCTCGTCGCCCAATCGTTGATGACCTCGGAGACCGTCGTTGCCGAGAGGTGGCAGACCACGTCGCGGAGGATCTTGTTGCTGCCGGTGAGCGTGACCCGGTAGCGGATGTGCCGGGCCGTGATGAGCGATCCGGTATTTGCCCAATTCGACCAGACCGAGCCGTCGGTTGAGTGCTGTTCCTCGATTGCCAGCGTGCCGTCTGCGTCGGCGGAGACGATGGGGGTAAAGCTCACGACCGCCCCGATATCGACTTGCCGCTGGAAGGACATGCTTGTCGCTTCCGTGTTGATCCACTTCGCCCCGTTCCAATCCTGCACCCACGGATTGGTCATTGCCTCGTTGGGGCGCAGCCACCCGCTTTCCGGCTCAAGGTGGCAGTTGGTCAGCGTGGCCGTTCCTCCTGTCACCGATGCCCACAGCAGGGAGGAGTCGTAGAAGCTCAACAGCACCCCGGCAAGTCGCGGGTCGCCGAGCGAGCCGGAAATGAATAGCGCGTTCTGGCTCAGGTTCCCGGTGGTATCGACCGCCTTTATGGCAAAGGTATATGATCCCGCCGCCAGTTGGTTCGTCTCCCAAGGCGACGCGGTGATCAGCCCGTCGTGCATCGGATAGAGTTGGTCCCACGTCCAGCCGGTGCCAAGCCGATACCGGATCTGGACGCCAGCGAAATCAATCGGCGGGTCGGTCATCGCCCACGTGAACTGCCGGGTGCCGTCAGACTGACGGGCAACTAGGAAGGTCGTTACGTCCGGGGGCGGCGCAAACTTGCCGAGAATCTGAATCGGGGAGGAGGTTGCCGGGGTGGACAGCACGCCGAGGACGTTAACTGCGGTGATCCGGAAGGTGTAGGTCTCCCCGTCGATCACCTCGCAATCGTGCGAGGTGGCCCGCTCATTGGCGTCGAGCACCACCCAATTCATCGTGCCACGCCGCGACTCGACGATATAGCGCACCGCGCCGACGGGCGGCGTCCACGAAATCGTGGCAAAGGTGCGGATCTGCGAGGAGCGGATGGCGAGGAACTCGGTCGCCGTGATTGCCGTCGGAGGCGCCTGCGTGCGAGAGGACAGCAGCGAGGAAGGCGGATCTTCAAGGACGATATCGCTTTCGATTTCGAGGTACTTGGAGTCGAGGTGCTTGACCCCGACCACCTTGTAGCTCGCCCCGCCATCGTCCTCGACGACGGAAATGCAGCGCCACTTTTCCGGCAAGAGCGACATGGTTTCGTACAGCCACATCGCGCCTTCCTGCGGCACGTCCCCGAGCACGTCTCCCACCAGCAACCACGAGTTTGGACCGTTGCCATTCCAGACTTGGACTCGCTTGATCGAGCCGTCTGGCATCGCCACGCTCACATAGTCCCCGCCGGCCGATACGGTGACCGTGGAATCCAGCGTGATCGAATCGACCCGCTGAACCTTGACCGAGCCGACGTCGATCCATCCTTGTGTCGCCACGGCATAGGTGCCGTTGATCGTTGTGGCGAGCGCTGCGTAGATGATCGCCCGCACGGCGGTGACGTTCTCCGCGTTCGGCGTGCCGATGATCCGCACAAGCCAGAAGTCGCCCCGGTCCTCGACGGTGACCCCGACCCCGCCGGCCGCGCTTGCTCGGCAATAGATCGCCCCCGTCTGCGGGTTGATGTTCACCTCGTAAGCCTTGGTCGTGCCACCGGTGAATTCGAGCCGCAAGCCAGCGAAGGAGGCAGGCGCGCCCGTGGTCTTGAGCACCCAGAACCGCGCCTGATAGTAGGCGCCCTGCACTGGCACGCCACCCACCGTCCCGCTGTGGACGTTGGTATGCTCGGTCGCGGAAATATCCTTGAGCCGCCACACCATTCCGCCGTCCGGATCGGTCTTGAACTGGCAGGTGCGGTCGCACTGCGCGTGCCTGACCCACGTTTCCAGATCGGGCGATATCAGGTTCGGCGCCTCGATCACCCGGCCCGCCCACCGCACGCCTGCCCGATGCGCGTCGCTGGTCTGAAAGATCGCCCCGGGATAGAGCGCGAACCCATCCGCGCCGCACGAGAAGCTCACCACTTCCGTTTCTCGATACTCCGCGTACAGGATCGCCTTGCCAGTCCGGTGCGCCTGCCCACGCGAGGTGCACCCGAAGGCCACCACCTCGACGGGGCGCACGCCATAGCGCGCCACGGCATCGGCGATCTCGACGTACTCGATCTTCTGCCGGTAGCCGTCGGTCGGATCGTTCCACGCTACCAGCGCGACGGTGTGCCGCGAGCGCAGCGCCGAGCCTTCGTAGTTGAATTCTCCGTCTATGACGTTCGCTTCAGCGAACACCGCAATGGGGTCCGCCGGAGAATCCTGCACGACCGATAGCTGATTGCCAGCCCAGAACGCCATAGCCTGAAACAGCGAGGCGAAGTGCGTGACCACCCGCTGCGCCTCCTCCCGGGTGTTGATCAGGAGGTTGCAGGTGAATCGGGGTTCCTGCCCGCCGCGGCCGTTGTCGACAAGCGCGTCGCAATACTGCGCGATCTTGTAGAGCGCCCACTTGTCGACGTTCGCCTCGTCGATGAATTCGCCCAGACCATAGCGGTCGTTCGTGATCAGATCGTAGAAGCACCACGCAGGGTTGTCGGTCCACTGCCCGCTGCTGAAGGTGCCGTTCCAATCGCCTGTGTAGGTCCGGGCGACGGGGTCGTAGTTGTTCGGAATCTTGACGAGTTGCAGCTTGCAGTCATAGGCGCGAGCCGGGACCGTATTGAACTGAGAGGCGTCTACGGTCAGCAGAACCTTTGCCGTGTTCGGGTAGGCAAGTTTCGCGTCTATGATCTCGGTATACGTATCCCACCACGACTTGTCCGCAATGTTCGCGGTCGTGGCATTCGGCGAGACGCGGCGCACCCGAATATCCCAAGGCTGCGATCCGGATAGCCCGATCACATACGCCCGCTGATAGCGGGACATGGTCTTGCCGCTGATCACGTCCTGAAAGCGCTCGACGTAGCCGCCGCCGTTCGTCTGCACATCCACAGCGATGCGGACGGACGCACCGGACAGGTCTCCGGTCTGCGAATCCTGATAGGACAGCCCGGGGAAGCCGAGCGTGACCCGGACCGCGTTCACGTTCTGGTTGGTGACCGTGACGCTGTGCGACTGCGTGTCCTTGATTTCGACCGCGACCGCCTTCTCGCTTTCACTGGCGGGCAGCCCGGGCATGTAGGTGTCGGCCTGCGAGCCGACTCGGTGATCGTAGGCGACCCCCTGATAATTGTAGCTTCCGTCCGGGTTCTGGACCGCCGTGCCGTCGAGATAGATCGACTTCAGCCCGTCGACCAAGCCGCCAATCGGCCCCTCGCACAGCGCGTCGATGACCCGCGCCACCTGCCGGGAGCGCAGCGAGTCGGGTGATTCGACAGGCGCCCGCGCCTGCCCGCCGCCGCCGCCTTTGCCGCCACCCTTGGCGCCGATGATGCGCTTGCTCATAGCGGCAGTTCCTCGGTCACCAGCGCAGCGGACACCACCTGTGAGCCGACCCGCAGGCGCCCATAGCCTACCGGGACCGGCTGCCCCTGCTGCGCGGTGTTGACCGGCCCCTGAAAGGCGTAGGACGGTTTCGACTCCGGCCGCTCGCGCTCGCCCGGGGTCTGCGGCTTGGGCGGAGCGAACAGGAGTTGGCTGATGCCGCCAATGACCAGCGAGGTCGCCACGGCGGTCAGCCCGGTGATGATCGCGCCCGCCAGCGCGTGCGCCGCCACGAGCGACATACCCACATCGAACCACAGGAAGGTGGCGAGCGCCAGTTCAAGCCCGGCCCCCTGATGCGACGGGACGATCCGCAGGGTCCGCATCCTGCGTCGCACGTCCATTTCCTCGCGGGCGCGCACGGGGTGATCATTGACCACGAAGCGGCACATCACCTTGGAGTTGCCCACGTACTCGGCAAAGCCCGGGCGCAGCACGCGCAAGGCGCGCACCGCCTCGGCTGCCGATCCGATATCAAGGCGATGCACGCGCCCGAAGCGGCGGCCCAATTCTCCGTACAGCCTGACGGTCGTCAGCATAGGGTCCGGTGCCTCAAATGGGTGCAGGTAGCGCGCCGCCACATCCCGCCATAGACGTCCCGGCTGGAAAGGCGGTGCATCACGTGGTGCAGGATCAGCCCGTCGCCGATGTAGACGGCGGCGTGGTTCGGCACCGGAGAGCCTAGCTGCATGAGGAAGGCGTCGTGTTGACGTGGCTCATCGAAAACTTCGACGAACCCCTCGGCGGCGAAATACTTCCGGTAGAGGTCGCCCCCGTTAAGCCACCAATCCATGTCGCGCTCGTAATCGCTCAGGTTCAGGCCGATGGTCGCGTAGTAGTCGCGGCACAGGGAGTAGCAGTCCAGCACCCCGTGCACGAACTCCCGCCCGATCAGCGGCGCCACATAGCCTGTCGGCTCGAAATAGTGCCAGTGCCCGAGCGGGTGATTGACAATCAGCCACGGCAGCCCGGATTTTTCGCACCCGACCATGTCCGCCTGAGAGGGGGTCGGAGGCAAATAGGGGTGGGAATGCACCACAGCCATCACGTGCCCGCGATCCTCCGCGTCGGCATAGTCATCCTCGGACAGAAGGAAATGCTCCGCCTTGGCCGCCCTGTTGCGGCATGGGACGTAGCGCACCCGGCCGCGCTCGACGATTACCACCCCGCAGCACTCCCGCGGTGAGCTTTCCGCCGCGTGCGCCCGGATGGCGTCGAGAATCTCGTCCTTGATCCATTCCGCGTTCATGTCACAAGCCCCACACCCGGGAATCCACCGAACGGCAGTTGCGCGGTATCGCCGAACCGCAGCTTGCAGGAGGCGAGCCGCTTGCCGCACACGTCGAGCACCGGGTCGGACGTGGCCTGATCGTTCTTGGTCGCCACGGGTCCGCCGGCATAGCTGCACTCCGCGCTGCGATAGCGCCACGAGCACACGTTCTGAATGTACTGCCGGCGCGGGAGCATGATCCCGGAGACGTCCCAGATCGGCGAAAGCTCGAATTCCACGAACTGCTTGTTCTCCGCCGTCTTGCGCTCGACCCAGAAAACGTCGTCGGGGAAGTAGGCGTTCGGATCTGCGGACGGGTTGCGCTGGTAGACGTCCGTGATCGGCTGATAGTCGGTCGGGGCACTGGCCTGCTCAAGCTGTGCGCCCCAAATGTAGAACCCGGACGCGCCATTGCCTGTTCCGGAGGCAAGCCGGGCCGGTTGCACGTTCGCATT